TATCACATTTTATTTAATAGGCTTAATATATGTAACTATTTAGTTTACAGCTTATTGAATACAATTTCCATTTACCTAATTTATAATCATATTCGTATTAAAGTATTCACATTTTTCATAGAAGATCTTTTGAATTCCGCTCTAGATATTTAAGTTTTGAAGTATTAGTTTTGAAAGTAATAATTATCACGATTAGTAATTCCAGTCTTTTCGACTATAAGAAACCTTCGACCGTTCGGTAATCTCTAACCAAAGAAGTCCTGATTGTATTTAATTTTAGGGGGTGTATTTATTCATTCGTCACCATAGTACAAATGAACATTGTAGACTTAATTCCAGTCAATAATAGAACAAAGTCCCAAACGGGCAAAAATGCTGTCTCGAATGGCAAACAAACTAAAAGTCAGTCTGAAGAAACTGACCCTGTAAATATTGTTAGTAATTTATTGAAAAAAGAAAATAACAATAAAAAGAAACAAAAAGAAGATTTTTCCGATGAAAAAGATAAAAATAATTTTAAAAATAATAACCGGAGAAACAAAAAGAAAGAAAAATATAATAGGGAAGTAGAATTAGAAGTAGAAAATTTAGTTGTAGTTGAAGATTATACAGGTTGTGGCCAAAAACGCGAATTTGACAAAGTTCGTGTTTTGGATATGTGTAATAGTATAGATGTACAAATGTTTAGTGGTGGTTCTGTTGTTTACGAATATGTACATAATAACAAGAAATATAAAACTGTGGCTCACAAGAGTGAGAATTTGTTTAGTAGTGTAGAAGAAGATGTGTTTATGTATTCAAATGGCGAGAAGGTTTTTGAAGACCCTGTATATAAAGGCAATAGTTTGCCAAAATGGTTTTTGAAAATTACAGTTGAAGAGTTGCCCGTTATTTTGCATACTCTTGGGAAATTGTATATAGAGAAAGGATTTGAGAAAATTAGCAAGTGCAACAATGAAGAAGATGTTCGCAAGTCAAAACGTCGTAAACATGTAGTTATGAATGAAAATATGCGAGAGTCTTATAGGCAACACAAGTTGGTTATGACAGCTTTTCATGAGCGAAAACCTGAAACTAAACGTTTGGTTAAAGAATATTTGTATTGTGTTTTTAAAACACAAGATGCAGAATTTTCAGTAGCCATATGTTCAAAGAAGGCTCCTCATGACTATGTTGGGTGTCAAATGCCGCAAATATATGTTGATGATTTTGATAGTAAGTCTTGTTTACCTAAACGAGAAGCTTCGCAAATTAAGATTTCTTCTGTTCCGAATTTTTTGTTCGCCAAAGCTGAAAGCACATCACGCAATAACGCTTTTACTGCTGGAAGTTTTAAGAAAAGACTTCGCGAATTTGTTCAACAGAATTATGAAGTTATTTTGTGGCGTCATTATTTAGAAAAACATATGCCTTTGCCTGAAACTTTTGAAAAATTTATGTCTAACGATTATGTTATGTGGTGGAAAAATTTTATTCCAGTTGAGTTTTATTATTTAACAACCACTGATTGGCATCGTTTTTATGTTCTTTTGCATGTTCGTCTCAGTAATTTGCGCAAGCGAATGTATGATTATGCTGAAAGATACTATAGAATTTCAAAGTTATCGCATTATGAAACAGTCAATTTGTTTAGTAAGCGAAAAGAAATGTTTAGTAAGTTGATGAAAGCTCCTCGAGCTCAATCTCTTTTCATGTCTGGCAGAAGTCATTCAGAAGTTTCAGCAATAATTTATGAGGAATGTACAAATAGTATTAATGTTGAGATTGATCGTATCCTTAAAATTAGAAATGAAAACGAAACTTTTGAATCACAACGAGTAGATGATGTGGAAGATGAATTCTTTTGCATACCTGAACGTGACACTTGTTCCGTACGTCAAATCTCTAAGAAGAAGAGTGTTAGGAAAATTTGTTCATATGTTGAAAATTTACGAAAACCAACCCTTGAAAAGATTTTTTTGGAACCTGAAGAATGGGATAGAAATGAGGTTTTTGGAGTTTGGTTGAAAAGACGACAAGATTACAATCAAACTATTTATGTTGAAGATTACGAACCTATTAGAGTCACACATTTTTATGAATGTGATAACTTTGAGAGTTTTTTGCTTAAACGTAAGTACATTGAAAATTTGTCTTGTCGTATTTTTAAATTTAGGTCCAGAAAAGCTCTTCGTTTGGAAAGTAAACCAGATGACAGTTTAGAAGATGTAGATTTGAACGAATTGCCTGATTATGAAGAAATGAAAAAGCGTAACGCTGTATTCAAGAAGAAACCTAAGAAAGCAAAAATAGTTCGAATTAAAGATTTTAACTTGAAACCTAAAGTTCCTTGTGCTGGCAATTTAAAAGCCGATCCAGTAACTACCGGATTTACTTATGCCAACGCTTCTATTCACAAAACTTTTCAGGATCCATCAAGATCAGAAGTTTGGCACCATATACAAGAAGCTGGTGGCCAAGATATACCTTTTTCTGATTGTGTGAAAGGTAAAGTTAGTTTACGTGAATTACTTAAAGATGAAGTAACATGCATGTCAAGTGTTTGTGATAGTTTGGGCACAAGATCTTTTACAGATCCGAACTATTTTAGTACTAAAAACGCATTTGTTGCATCAACTGACAATTCTGGAATTCAAAGATTTGGTTTTTGGACTACTATTGGACTTAAATTAGGTTTTTGGCTTCGTGGATTATGGGTATGTATTTATCCTTTATTTTTCTTTGTCACGTTCATTTACTTGAAGTTGTCAGGCTTGTTATCTTCTATTTGTTCGTTTTCCAATTTTATCAGAAACAACATTGGAACTTATATGAATTTCATGCGTCATTATGATTCAGCAGTTGACAAGATTGAACGTGTGAGAGAACTGATGGACGTTAAAGTTGGTCGTCTTTTGGATTTTGATTTAACTCCAGGCGATCGATTAAGACTTATAGAAATGAATTCTTTAGTTCACATATTCATGAATTTGAAAAATGATAATAAAGCTGCTGCTCTTGCGTGGAGTTCTAATTTCATTATAACTCGATACAATAACTTACCACAATTTTTGCGATTTCTTAACGAATATAAGTTTGAAGTAGCAGGATCATTGGCTATGACAATGGGCGTTGTTGCTTATAATAATTATTGTTTAGAAATTGGAACTTATAAGAGTTTGTGTGAAAGTTACGATAACGGATTGGAAACTGTTGATGAATTTTGTGAAACGAATAAAACGGAAATTTTTGAAACCCAATCTGGTCAAATTGCAAATTTTCTCAAACCTTTTGTTAGCATGTTTGTTGGCAAAGAGGTTAAGAAATTATCAGTATTTGAAATTCGAGATTTGAATCAACAATGGCAATTGGCAAATCACATGTCTCGACATTATGAAAGTGTAGTCGACAACCTTAGCGTAGTTATTGCTTTTTTATTGCGTTTGATTTTTGGCTATGATCCTTCAGATGTAATGCAGCAAGATTTTGTTAATGATATGTTAAGTCATATGGAATATTTCAAGAATACATCTTTTCGTCATATCGAAATTAAGAGTAACAGGCAAGAAATGGCTATAGTGCTGATGAAATATGAAACGGCAGTTTCATTGCGAAAAAATCCTCGTTTTTCAGGAGTTCCTGGTCATATGGCAATATATTATGATCGATTATTATCTGAATTTTCTTTGTTTGCCAAAGAGTGTAATACATTAATTTGTTACAACACTATTCGGAAAGAGCCTATAGTTGTTTTGTTTACTGGTCCCCCTAGTACTGGTAAAAGTACCTCTTGTAATTTTTTGCAACAAGCATTGAGCGTTATGATTAAGAAGGAACAATATAATCCTACTATGACTTACACTTTTAATAAAAAGAGTGATTTTTGGGAAGGATATAACAATAATATGTTTGTTCTTATGGATGATTTGTTTTCCAGTTCTGACGTTGCTGATAGGAGAATAGAATCTTTAGCTTTGATTGGAATGGTTAACACCGCTCCTTACAACTTACCTATGGCTTTTGAGAGCAAAGGAACGATGTTTTTTGAATCCGATTTTATTTTTGCTTCAACCAATTTGGCTAATAATGGCATTAAAAAAGCAATTTTCGAGATTGGTGTGACTGATAACAAAGCAGTTGCTCGTAGATTCCACTGGGTTTTACATGCTACAAAGAAGTACAAAGGAGAAGGCGTTCGTACTCTTAGTTTTAGGGTTGATGCAGCTCCTGAAACTTATTCCCGATACGTTGGTGAAAATGTGTCACTTATTGAGTTTGTTAAGATTTTAAATGAACAATATAAAAACACAGAAGAACCACACGTATTGTCTATAGAAGAAGTTTGCGATTTACTTGGTATGGATTTGCATATTCCACAAAATCCTCATGATGATGGTTTTATACATGATGATTTGGATGATGTTGAAGAAGTTGAAGATTTTGAACACGAAAGTAAGAAAACTGAGGAAGAAGAAATACCGGCATGGGTTCGGAATGATGAAAACATTTTAGAGGGAACCAAAACTTTGTTGACTCAAAGACAAATAACTTTCTTCGAAAAATATTACAAAGTTTTCATTGCGGATAATTCTGAATCTATTTTTGTCGGAGCTAAATACGCTGCATATCTTTTTGCAATTTTATTGACTGCTTATGGTGCATATTCATTATATAATATTATGTCTCCTAAAGAAATGGAAATTGAATCCAAAAATAAGAAGTATGCTGAAAGTTCTGCCAAGAAAGGATTGACTAACAAAATGAAAGTCGCAGCTGCAAAAGTTAGGAAATTTAAACGATTCAGACAAATGAAACACAAACCGATTTTTTATGGATATGGCAAGAAAGTTAGTCTGCAGAGTTCATCTGATAATTTTGAACAGGCAGCTCTTAAGGCAGCTAAAGGCACTGTTTTTCTTTATTTTTGTGCAAAAGATGAAACTGGAAACATTTTGTATCGAGAAACTAGTGTTGGTTTTCATCTTAAAAATGGAGTACTTATGACAGTAGCGCATGCAATTCTTAAATTTGAAGAATATGAACACGTTGAATTGTACATGAAATATAACAATAAAATTCATGAACTCGATGTGGACAATATACTTTTAGTTGAAGGTGAAGATGCTTGTTTTCTTAAAATGCCAGAAGGAATTAATAAACCTCCAGAAATGTATAAGTATTTGGCAAGTAGAGAACAAAATTATCATATGCATGATGGGATGCCAATGATGTTAGTCACTTCTAATGAAGCTGGACAACCAGTTTTCAAAGGAGTGAATAAAATTAGTGGTCCTGATAAAATGTGTGAGTATTGTGTTTCTGGAAACAACATTATTGTTGAAAGTCCTATTTATTACAGTGGATATACAGCTCAGGGTGATTCAGGATCTATGTTGTTTATGCCAAGTATTCAAGGTTCACCAATTTTGGTTGGAATGCATTTGGGTTGTCAAGATGTTATGCTGACGTCATATAGAGTTTCATTACCAATATGGAAAGAATATTTGGACCAAGTTCTTACAGGATTCGAAACACAGTCTTGTAGTTTTCCTCTGGATGTTTTGTATGAAGTGGAGTATGACAAAGCTTTTCATCATCCTAAGAAATCAAAAATTAAGCGATCCAAACTTTATGGTATTTTCGGACCAGCAACTTTTGTACCTGCTCATCTTAGTGAATTTAAGAATGTGGAAGGCGAAATTGTTGATCCTGCTCTTAACGGTTTGTTGAAGTTCAAACAAGAAGATTTTCAAGCCGAAATACCAATTCAAACAATGAGTTATTTAATGAATTTGTATCCACGAAGTGATTTCAGGAATTTGTTCTCTTATGATGAAAGTGTTAATGGCGTCCAACAAATCGGTGTTCCTTCTATTAAAGTTAGTACTTCAGCAGGATATCCATATTGTTTAAATGCCAAGAAAGGCAAGAGTTCGTACATAGAATTTGATGGAGAAAAATTCGTGATAGATGATACATTTCTTGAGATTGTTAAAGATTATGAATCAGAATTGCGCAAAGGAAATCAAATAGATGTCATCTGGGCAGATGTGCTTAAAGATGAGACTCGTACTATAGAGAAAGTAAATGCTGGTAAAACACGATTATTTTCAACTTGTCCGTTGCATTTTTTATTTTTGTGTAGAAGGTATTTTGGCTCATTTGTAGGTGAAGTTCAAAGACATAGTGTTACGAAACCCGTTGCCGTTGGTATAAACCCACATTCATTAGATTGGATGAGATTGTATCATAGATTGGCTTCAGTAGGTGATAATGAACTTCAAGAAATTTCCATAATAGCAGGAGACTTTGAATCTTATGATACAACTTTATGTTCTGCTCTTGGAAAATTTTTTGTTGCGTTTGTTAACAAATGGTATGATGATGATGATGTTAACAAAAGAGTTCGAGAATTGTTGTTTGAACATGTTTATAACGCAAAACACATTTTCGGAAACAAAGTTTATCAATTAGCTATGGGTAATCCTTCGGGTAATCCTTTAACGGCTATTTATAATTCTTTTTGTAATATTATTGCCACTTATACTGTTTTGGTGCATAAGATGAATATACGAGAAGATGAAATACAGTTTACCGTCTATGGTGATGACAATGTCATTGCCATCGGGCGTAAAGGTATACGGTGTTCAGATTTGACTCCTCATTATTTATCTTGTTTCGGACTCAAATACACTCATTTTTCCAAAGTGTCGTTAGAAAATGAACCTCATGACACACTCGAAAGTATTAGGTATTTAGGTCGTAAATTTGTTCGCACCGAATCAATTATGCGTGCTCCATTAGAAGAAAGAGTAATAATGGAGATGGTGTATTGGATTAGAGGATCCAATGCAGAGGAAGAGAAATTTCTTAGTACCATTGAAGCTTATTTTATTGAAATGAGCCATTTTGGAGAAGAGAAATTTGCCTATTATAAAGACTTATTGTTGAAAGAAGTTAAGAAGCGAGTTCCAAATTTATTTTCAACAGTAAGTCGTAATAGTAAGTCTTATTGGTTTTATCATGAAGGCATGTATGTAAACGGTAAGCAAGTAAAATTTTTATGGTTTGAATCCAAAAACCATGCAGCTCTAGATTTAAATTTTGATGAAGTTTTTTTTTCTAGTTCTACTTTTACAACTCATTCAGCAAAGTGTGCTGTCAGATTAGAATCTGAAATACATCCTTCGAAAGAAGTAAAATTATTATGCAGAAATATTCCTGTCTCATTTGAAGTAAATCAAAACAATGAAGAAGATCGTGAAACTAATTTAGCGGTCGAAACACAAGAAGGTAGAATTGGCTCTTTTGCTGACGTTTCTACTTTGAATCATTCAATGGCCAATTTGGGAAGTGTTTTACAGGCTCCTCTAAATTTTGAAGAGTACACAGTTGACCAAACTTTGGAAAGAACTTATCAGCTGGCAACGATAGTTTGGAATGAATCACAAGCTACCAGTGTTGAACTGGCCAATTTTATTTTTCCAAAAGCTTTATTCGCACAAGAGTTTATTGCTCAGCGAATTAAAGACTATTATTATTTTAAAGGGACTATTAGATTGTCTATGCGTCTTTCTGCCAGCAAATATGTTTATGGTCAGTTACTAGCAAGTGCCAATCCTTTTCCTTTAAATAGTGCTCACGACACTAATGTTTTTAGAAGTTCAGGATTACCTCACGTGATTTTATCTGCTAGCGAATCTTCAACAGTTGTTTTGGATATTCCTTTTATAAACAACAAGAGAGCTTTAATTATTCCAAATCATGATGGTTCCGAAATGGCTAGAGTTAAAATTCGAGTTTTAGCGCCATTACGTAATACGGATGGGACAACTGCGAGTGCTACACTTACTGTTTTTGCCCAATTTTTGGATGTTAAATTAGCTTTACCTTTTTCCTTTACTCCTGAAAGTAATTCTAGTAAGGAAGCAGATTTGAAAGGTAAAATGGCTAGTATTTCAAGTAAATTTGAATCTCATGTGTCTAATCCTTTGAAAATAATGCGTCAAAAGATAGATAAACAAGTTTCTCCTTTTCTTGAAACAGCAGAAAAAATTGGAAAAGTAGCAGGGACCATTGCCACGGTTGCTTCGTTAGTGGGACTTAACAAACCTGTTACAACGGATCGAACTTCTTCTATAACAGTTATACCTGATTTAGATATGATGTCCGGTAATGGTATTAGTCATGCGGTTAAAGTTGGCTACGATGTCGATAACGGAGTTTCAACTGCTCCTATCTGTGGATTTGAAGGTGATGAAATGAATTTGTTAAACATCGTTTCTGTTCCAATGATTTCTGGCGTTTTTACTCTCATTAATGGAACTGAACCTTTGCCAATTTGTCCTGCAGGTCCGCAGATAGATTTTTCTGGGCCTTTCAAAATCAATTATGTTGATTGGGTTTGTAGCCAATTTCTTTATGTTTCAGGTTCTTTTAAATATAAGATTTATATAGCTGCCGGATTGTTTCAAGCAATTAGGTTGGTATTTTATCTTTGTCCTGATCAGTACGATTCAACCGAATGGGAAAATTGCTACCACAAAGTGGTTGATGTTCAAGGTGACACAGAAGTTGAGTTTAAATTGCCATATATGAATCCATATGTTGCAGAAAGCACTCGTCTACCTACTCAGACTCCTTGTGTGTGGGTTAGAATTTTGGGTTGGTCGACTCCAAACCCTTCTGTTCCCGCTCCTATTACCTTGACTGTTTATAAAGCTGGAGATAAGGATATGCAGTTTGGATGTCCATTGGAAAAGTATGTTAAACTTGAAAGTAATCCGCGAGCTGATTTTGCTCAAGATTTTGAGTTTATGGACTTTCACATGAAAAATTATAAGCATCAAGGTGTATTATTTGGGGAAACTATAGAATCTATACGAGATTTAATTCACAGATTGGCTCCTCAATATACTGTAGCTCCGAATGCTAATTTCAGGCCGTATTTAACCAGTGGTGTCGGATCTACTCCTGGGAATTATTATCATTTAGAAATGTGGGGCGTATTGTTTAAATTTTATCGAGGTTCTATTCGTTTAGCAATTCATGGTAAGAAAAACACGGCTGTTTCAGCTATGACGATTAAATTACCATCGTATCCTGGATATGCTGAAATGTGGTTGCCTTTTGCTAAAATGAGTGATAAGAATCAAGGGTTGATGCAGATTGAGATTCCTTGGTATTCTGACAAACCTTATCAACCAACAATTCCTTCTACATATAACAATGAAGGATTTCCAGTTGAAGTTCGTTATAGTTCTGTTGAAACCGCTTTTCTTTTCAAAGGAGCTGGTGATGATTTTAGTTTTGGATATCTTATGCCTCCTTTAACGGCTCCTTTGCCAGCACCATCAAGTTACGGAGCTCAGGCTTTATCTGCGTTTTATGGATCTGCATGATGTTGTAGTTGTATTTTTATGTTATTTGTATGTGTAAACATTGAGTGTATTTTACCACCACTCAGTGTAATTTAATGAAAACTTAGTTTTCTTAATCGTTTTTAAACGATTTGTTTGTGCGTTTAGTGTGTA